GGTTGCGGTGCCAGCAATTTCAATTGCACCACCTGCCGCCACACCGGCGGCGCCATCCTCAATGCCGATCACGTCCAGTTGCAGGTACGCATTGGCGGTGATAGCAGCGGCGGCCATGTTGGCAGCAAGCGACCCCGCGCCAAAGTACTGGGCGGCTTCATCGTCGGAAAACACCTGCACGGCCTTGAGCGGCTCGGCGGTGCCCGTCGCCAGCATCGGGCCGATGACCAGCACCCGCTGTGGGTTGCCCGGCAGAGTGTTCACCGCCAGGCGGGTGTTGAACTCGAGATAGACGCCAGGCTTGCGGATGCTGTTGGGGATGGTGTCAAACTGGATGTTACTCATGGGTCGTCCCCTTCTTGTTGCCCTTGACTGCGGTGGCTGGCGCGTCACTCTGCGCCCCGTCGATGGGTACTAGGTTGGTGACCAACACCAGATCGCCATCCTTGAGCGCACGCCGGTAGTAGGCTGAGCTCTCGACCGCTACTGGCTGCTGGTCGGTGATGTACTTGCGCACCCGCCGCTCCATCGGGAAGGTGCGCCCCGGCGCGGCTTTGACGTTAATCGTTGCCATTGTCTTCGTTCCTCAGTTCAACCAGGCCTTCCTGGTCGGTTGCAGGGTCTGCCCCTGGCTGGTGAATGCGCATGCCGATGCGCAGCAATTCGGGGGCTGGGTCTGACAGCACCCCCCGGTAGCGATTAAACGCCGCGTCCAGCGCATCCGGGTCGTCCGTGCGCTCCGGCCACTTGCCGTTCTCGAGCGCCAGCTCCACCCACTTGGTGTCGAACTCGCAGGCAAACACCGAGAGAGCCTTCTCCTCGACCGCGGTGTTGAACAAGGTACGCACCCGGCCTGGCTCGAAGTAATCAATCTTCAGACCCAAGTCTTGCCCGGTGATGAGGCGGCGTACCGACTCGACCATCAGGTTGGTGCCGACCTCGTTCAAGTTAGCCCCACCGTGGCGGGTGCTCTGTTCGTCGCGGGTGTTGTAATCCCCGACCACCACCACGAACCGGCCGGTCACGACCCGCTTTTGGCGGGAGGTGCTGTAGCGCTCGGTCTTGACGATGCCGCCGAACGTCACCCAGGCACCAGGCAGACGGCGCACAATCTTGCCCGGATCATCATCGAGCTCGCCGGCGTAGGTGGTCACGTCCAGCGTCATCTGGCCAAGCCCTTGGCGCAGGCGTGTCACCAGAGCGGTTTCGATATCGGTTATCAAAATGCCCCTCCTTTGGTGGACTCACGTCCGAACTGGCGGGAGCCTGAGAAGATGCGCATCTGGGAGGAGGACTGGATAGTCGCCCCGCCAGGGTCACGTCCCAGGTTGACCTTGCCGCTCGCCACGTTGGTCAGAAACTTGATGGCGTCGTCGTAGCGCAACCGGATCTCTTCAGAGAGCACCCGAAAGTCGCTGGTCAGCTGATAGCGGGCGATGTCGCAGCAGTAGCCAATCAAGATCCCCGGCGTGTCTGGCCACGGGGTCTTGTAGCGCCCCACCAGGTAGCCATCAATCACGCAAGACGCACGCTCCAGCGCAAAGCTGAGCTTGTCGGTATCGACGGTGCCAGTGCGGGTTTCGTCGGTGAGTGACACGGCCTCACGCTCGCTGAAGGTCTTGATGAACTGTTCCGGTGTGGCGTACATGGTTACTTCCCTTTCTTCTCGGTGGCCTGAACCAGGGCCTTAGCGGCCTCCAGCTGCGCTGTGAGGTCCAGAACCTTCTGGCGCTCAGCCTCGAGTTCTGCCTGCAAGCGCGCGGTGATTTCCCGTTCGGTCGCGAGTTCCACGGCCAGCCCCTCCACCTGGGCGAGGGCCTCGGTCTGCTGTTTGGTCAAGATGCCGATATCCCCCTCGAGCTCAAGCACCTGGGCATTGAGGGCCGCCAGTGGACCGGGTTGGTCTGGCGTGTCGCCATTGCGGCGCACGGCCACAATCAGCATCGGTTCGGCCTTGAGCTGCGCCAGTTGGGCCGGGGTAAACCGGCTCACCGGGTAGGTCTTGGTGGTTTCACTGTGCGCGATGCCGGCACGGCGAAAGCCTTCACGCTTGGCGGTGATGTCGATCACCATCTCTGTCTGTTCCATCGTTTATGCATCCTGACCGGTTGAACCAAAGGCGCACTGGGGCAGGCCGTAGCCGCCAGCGGCACGCGCTTCCACGCCGAACTTGTACTCGGCCCGCATGAACACATCGTCCGAATCCGCGCCGGTTTGCTCAACGGTGTGCGGTGCTTCGCGCTCCTGGTAGAGGAACGGCATCAGCAGCTGATTGGTGTCCAGCAGATACCAGGCGCTGTCGCTTTTCAGGCGTGGCCAGACCACCACCTCGGCAGTGCCCTTGTAGATGTTGGGCTCATCCCCAATCTTGTCGGCGGTCATCAAAAACTTGGCCGCGTCTTCCAGGGCAACCGGCACCAGCAGGATGTTGGGGGTAATGCCCAGGGGCTCACCTTCTTCATTGCGCAGGCTCTGCATCTGGGCTCGGGCCGCGCCATAGGACGCCTGGGCCTTGGCCAAGGTGCTGATGTCGAACTTCTTGGTGCCCTTGTTGGAGAAGGTTGCCTCTCCCACCGGGTGGTCAGTGTCAAAGAAGTACTGACCATCAAAACAGAACGAGATAAAGCCCTCGTTCACCAGTTGCGCCACGATGCGATCAGGTAGGTTCGCGCCAGAGCGTCCGGCCGACTGAGCCTTCAGAACATACTGGCCCGTCTGGTCGTCTTTGAGGTCGTTGCGCTTGACGACAATGGTCGCTTCCCAGTCCTTGTTCTCCACGGTGTACTTGAAGGCTGACAGTGCCTTGAGCACCTTCTCGCCAATCCACTCGCGCATTTCCGGGAAGTCTGAGAGCCAGCCATAGTGGTTCTCCTTGCCATCGGATGGCACCTTCTGGGCCACCTTCTCCCACATCGTCTTCGTGCCCTTGAGCGCGTTCTGGAACGTCGCCTTCAAGTTGACGAAGAACAGCTGAATATTCGCCTTGTTAACAATCATTTAATGGCTCCTTAAGAGATAAATACCCAGACACCGTCTGGAGAGACTTCAATAACGGTGCCAGCGGTGCGCGGCAGTGTGTCGTCAGCACATACCGTCACGCTGTTCTCAACTTTGCATGCATGGCGAATGAGGACTTGGGTGACCGGGTCCGTGGTGCTATTGACCAGGAAGAATGCGCAGCCTCGGTGCACCAGGACGATTTGTGCCCCATCGGCGCCGGCGGTGTTGTCGATGCACTCTTCGGCTACCCCAATGACGGCCGATGAATCGGTATCAGTGCCAGAGTTGGCTGGCACCGCAAAGCCGGTCTCATTGATGGCCACCATGTGGCCGGCATAAATTACGACACCGGCAGCCACCTGCAGTGGGATGCACACGCCGTCTTTGCGCCAGGTATTACGGTCCATGGGTTACTCCTCCAGTTGCTTGGCGATCTCAGCCGGGTCGTTGCCGAACCGGTTGCACAGCGCGATTTGCTCCGGGGTCAGCTGGGCGGTCAGCGCACTGTCCTCGGGCTTGCGCACGGTGGTGGTGGTCGATTGCTGGCGGTTGAGCGCAGCAATCTTGGGGGCCTTCTCCAGCCAGGTCTTAAAGCCGGCGGCATCCTTATTGCCGTACTCCTTGGCCCAAGCTTCCTGCGCCGGCAGCAGACGGCCATCGGACAGGGCGGCCTGTACCAGGGTGTCAATCTCGGCGTGCCCCGCGTCTTGAGAGAGCGCAACAAGCTGAGCCTGCAGGTCGTTCATCACCGCGATAGGCACGTGCTTGGCCGGGTCGTAGGTGTTGGCCGAGAGGCTGGCAATCTGCTCGTCTTTGCCCGCCAAGAGCGTGGAAAGGCCGACCGAGGCGGCAGCGGTGCCTTGGCCACCGGATACGCCGTCGATGATTTTTTGAAGCTCTGTGCACACCTCTTCCGGGGTCGAGGTTTCGGGCAGGTTCAGCAGCCAGCGCAGCTGCGCCAGTAACATGGCAAGTTGTTCTTCGTCCACAGTGGAGGTCTCCGTTTGGTTTGACAGACTGGCCAAGCGACTGGCGGCGGCCAGGATGACCTCGTCCATGTCGTCCAGCGCAGGGGTATTGGTCAGCGCCGCATGCAGCAGCTGGCGCACCTCGCCGCGTCGGTTGTAGCGAAACACCGGCGAGATAAAGCGGTACTCTTTGGCCTTGACCATGGCGGCGGCCCGCTCGGTCCACTCCACCCCCACGGCAAAGAGGCCCTCGCCCTCGCGCCACTCCACCTGGCTAAACCAGCCAGAGGCCGGGGCGGGCTTGCCGTTCTTGGCCGAGTGCAGGGTTTGGTGCTCGTAGTCGATGACAAAGGGGGTCTTGGTGGCCGCCACTTGCGCCACCAGGTCGGCGGCCAGGGCAGCGGTCAGGATCCATTTCCCGCCCTCAACGTCTTTCGGGCGGCCATCCACCCCGGCAAATTCCCCGGCGGGAAAGAGCTGGATCTCGTTGGTGGTGGTGTTGATGCTCAGTGAGAGCGCGGCGATACGTGTTTTCATGGCTGGCATGATGACGTGCCGCCGCTGCGGTGTGCGGTTGAAAGGCTTCAGCGGGAAGATAGAGATGGCAGTCAAACGGTCAGACTGCGGGGCGGCGCGTTAAGCGCCAGGGGTTATCTTGGGCGGGAGTGCGTTTAAACCCCGTTTAAAAACGCGTGTACGGGCGTTTAGTGGGATGCGCGCTTCGTGTTACGCCTGTGCAAGCCAACGCGCGCAGAGCGAATTACAGCGCGTTTGGCTGGGATTAGTCAATCACACGTTCGAAGTAGCGCACGGCGGTGGCCTCTAGCTCCCGGATATCCTCTTCGATAAGCTGAAGGAACGGGCGCGCTGGCATCTGCACGGTATAGGCGCCGATGCTGGCGCTTTGCACAAAGTTGCTGCGGCTCTTTTTGACAAACCGGTTACCGACCTCGCCGGTGCGCTTGTACTGCTTGAAGTACAAATCCTGAGTGCGGGCGGCATGCTTGATTTCGCCCCCCTCGTTGTGGATGCGGGCGTAGCGTACGTTGGTGCCGACCGTTGCCTCGTCGTTGTTAATCGCCGCCCGGATGCTGGCAGCGAGCCGCCCGGTCTTTTGCAGAATTTGCCCTGGGCCACGGCGCTTGGCGTAGGCCGGGCTCCAGCCCATCCAGGCAGGGCGACCTTGCTGCAGGAAGTTCTGCTCGACCGCGTCCAGCATGGTGCCGCCGAGCGCCGTCATCAGGTCCTGCCTGTCAGTGACCGATTTAATCAGCGCCTCCAGCGTGCTGTTGTAGGCGGTCAAATCGACTTTCAGGTCCAGCTTGTCTTTGGCCATCTACCTCATCCTCTTGCGAAACGCACGCTTGGCTGCGCGGTATGGCATGAATAACAGCACCGAGTAGAGCACCATCACCCAGTTCCATGGATACCACCACACATATCCATGCGGTGTTATTTCTTGGTTGCCAATGAACATCGGCAACCCTTCTCGCCAGCACAATATGCCGTAAACACCAAAGTAATAGGTGCGCGCGAGCCTGCTTTTAGTCATGTGGGCCATTCTCCCCTATGGAGCCTAAAGAGGGGCATCTTGCATCCCCCATTGTGTCAACTCATCGCCCTCGACCGTTACTACCGACCAGCGCTTCCCGTGTTGCCGGGCATAGTGCCAGGCATCGCCGTCCTGCACCATTTGCTCGGCCTGCTCGATGGTCTGCTGCATCAGCAGGTAATCGCCCACGGTGGCCGGGGTGTCGCCACTGGCCAGCGACTGCATCACGGCTGCTCCCACGTGGACGGTTTGGCCTTGGGCTCCAGCTTGGACTACCTGGTCCGGGGATCGTACCGCCAGCGGATAGCGCTGGCGGCTATCGAGCTGGGCCGGGTTGGCCAGTGCATGGCCAAAGTCGGGACCGGTGAGCGAGCCGCTGACGTACTGACGGGCCGAGCGGTATTCGTACTTATCCAGGGTGGGCTGCCAGGCCACCTTGCCGGGGTTAAAGCCAAAACCGGCGTCTGCGGTATAGACCGACCCGTCTGGCATCGTGAGCCCCATGGTGGTGATGGTCTTGCCAGGCATGCCATATTCCTGCTCGACCTCCACCATCCGCCCTGCGCTGCTTTGGACGTTGAGCCCGTATTTGTCCACGTCGCTCTGCGAACGGGCACGGATGCGGCAGCGGCAACCGTACCCGTCCGGGGTGTAGAGGTAATCCCACACCGGGTCATCAGCCGGGGCGGTGAAGCCATTGAGGGCCGCGTGGGTGGGACGGGTGTGAATGTCCATCACCGCGACCCGCTCAAAGTAAGGGCGGTCTGCCACGTTCGCCATCTGTTGCACGTAGCGCCCGGCGTTGTAGCTCGACTGGATGTTGGTCTCAAAGATGGTCTTAAGCCTGCGCGGGGTCAGCTGTTTGCCCTGAAGCTCGCCGGTCACCGGGTCGGCCACCAGTCCCTTGCCAATCCAGCCCTTATTCTCCAGCAGTGGCAGCAGGTTTTGCTCAAACTCTCGATAGGTGTCGCCGTTGTCCAGCGCCGACTGTACCCCGCCCTGGATGTCCTTGAGCACATCGAGCTTCAGCACCCCCGCCACGGTGAACGACTTGGCATGGGCCAGTGCCTCCACGTCATGGTAGTTAAAGCCGATGACGTAGCCCTTGCTCTCGAAGTAGGCGATGGCCTCTGCCGGGGCGAGGGTGTAGGCAAAGCCCAGGTCAACGTCCTCAGGCGTCGGCATTGAGGCGTCCCCACACGTCCGACACAAAGATGGCCTGCGTGAGCAGTTGGCGCAGGGCCGCGTCTGGCAAGGTCGGCCACGCCTCGGCCAATATGTTCATCGCCTCGTCAGCGCTCTGACCTGCCTGCAACGCCGCGACCAAAGGCACCAGCAGTGCGTTCATGCCCTGGTTAATGGCATCGCTTGGCAACGCGGCCCGGTCGATGGCGGCTTGCACCGGATCGCCACTTGGGGATTGGTTGCTCAATGCCGCCAGCGCCAGCCCCTCACGCAGGCGGCCAAGGCTCGCCACCTGACGGCTGGCCATTGGCACCAACACCGGCTCGCCATCTTTGGCCGTCGGGATCCCCGCCTTCTTGCGCACCCAGGAGACCGGGATATCGGGCACCCCCACCTGGTTGACTAGGGTGGCAATGCCGTCGGCCCAGTCCTTGATCTCGAACTCTTCCTGGGTGTCGAAGCAAAGACGCGGCAGGCGGCGCGCCTGAATGTGGCCGTAGCCATTGAGGGCGGCCAACATGCCAATGAGGCTGCGAAACATCCCCTCCAGTTGGCGCGCATCGGCGGTCAGGATGTCGTGGCGCACCTCGTTGTGCACGTTCCCCAGTGCATTGGTCGAGCTCTTGCCATCGGCTTGGCTGGTCAGGGTGCTGCCGAGAATGGCCTTTGAGGTGGTGCGCTCAGCCCAATCAATCATCGCCATAAACGGATCGCTGCCACCGCTGGCCGCGCTTTCGAACTTGATCTCGTTCCCCTGGGGGATGGCGGCCACCGCCTCATGACCAAGGTGGACCAGCGCTTCCAGGATCTTGTCCCTGTCTTCATCACTGGTGCCCTGGGCGTAATAGGCGATGCGCGCAGGCAGTCCGTAAATCTCCAGGAACTCGGCCAAATCTCGCAGGGCAAAGTTTTTGAACAGATACGGCCAGACCAACACCCGAAACAGACCCGAGGATGCGATAAAGCCTGAGCGGGCATTGTGACGATGGATAAGCCAGCCGAACGGCCAAAGCTCGGCCCCACTCTTACCATCCTGGTAACTGCCATCGTCCAGGCGAAGTTCATCGCCATGGCTGGGCAGGGTGGTAAACCAGTGGTGGGGGCGCAGGTTGATGGACTCAGGCAACCAGATGTTGTCGGTGCGCGCCCAGGCGATCTCTTGGCAACTGAAGCCATAGCCAATGGCGCTCATCCCGCCCAGTACCACGTCCTCCATGTTGGGGATAGCACGCAGCCACTCCTCCATGGCGGTCGTCAAGTCCTGCTCCTCTGCCGTTGCATTGGTGGGGGGCTCGATAGACCAGTCCAGGGTCAAGAGGGCGTTCTTGCGCTTCTCCATCTCCGCGAACAGGTGGCCATCGCGCTCTTCCATGTCGGCAAAGAGCATCGCTTGCGCCTGCATATTGCCCTGCTCGGCTGCCTCCAGAATGCGCGGCAAGCGGCGGATATCGAGGCCGCGTGATGGGTGGTCCGGGTAGACCCGCAGCCGCTGCGCGGTCTCGGCGGTTTGCCGGGTCTTGAGGGTCTCGCGCTTGAGCTGTTGCCCGTGGATATCAACGATGGCCATTACCAGCCTCCTTGGCCAAAGCGGCTGTTTGCATCACGGCGTTGGCCGCGCGGGGTGTGAACCTGGAATTTGGCACTGCGCGAGACCGCCAGGGTCCAGAGCATGTGCAAGCAATCGGGGCCGTCGTCGTGGTCGGCCTTGGGATAGTGGCGCAACTGGTCAATCAGGGTTTGATGGGCAGAATGAATACGGATCAACCCATTGGCCATATGCGGTTGCAACGACTCAATGCGTAGGGCTTTGTCCTCGAGCGGAATAACCGGCAGTGCCGGGACAGGGACGCCCAGAATGGCGGAACGTTCGACTAACACGGTGCGCAGAAACTCCTGAAACTGAACTGATTCAAACGACCAGCACAGGCAGTGGTATTCGCGCTGATACTGGATCACGTCTTCGATGATCTTGTTGGGCAGCCGGCGGCGGATATCGGCTTCCACCACGTCCAGGATCCCGGTGAAGCGGTTAAAGCCTCCCACCAGAATGGCGGACGGATCGCGGTTCTTGTTGCGCTTGCCAAGGCTGGGGTCAACCGCGCCATAAAATACCCACTCGCTTAAGCGGTTTACCCAGAAGTTGATGCAGCCAGCAAACAGCGCATCCGAGCCACTGACCGGGTCGTTCTGGTATTCGGAATCAAAGGTATCGTGGCCATCGCGCACCCGAATTTTCATCAGAGCCAGCAGGGGGCGAGCGGCCCACGACACCACGGCGCCGGCCAGCATCTCTACCTCGTTGTGTCGATAGAGCGCCTCGGCCGCCTCTGGCTGCTTGTTGCGGATGTACTCTTCCCACTCGTCCCACAGCTTCATATTGGCGGGCCACTGGACGATGGCCTTGAAGCGGGCCACCTTCCACATCGGGTTATTGAGGGTGCGCGACAGCACCGAATCGTAATGAAGGATGGTGCCGATATAGACGATGTCGGTCTTGCCGCCCGCTTCCCCAAGTGGCATCACGGTTTTGGTGAGCCAGGCGTGCAGCTTGTCGCGCTGCTCGGGGCTCCTCACCTGCTCGTCGTTCTCGATATCGTCTAGGACGATGAGGTCGGGGCGATAGGGTCCATGGCGCAAGCCCCGCAGCTTCTTGCCGCTACCGGCCACGGTGACCTTGATGTTGTTGGCGGTGACGATGGTCCCCATGCGCCAGACGCGGCCCTGGCCGCAGACGTCGGGAAAATCGTTCTTTAAACGGGGGTTAAACTCCAGTTCGGCCTTGATGGCTTCGAGCATCGGATAGGCCTGGTCGATGGAGTCCATAATGATGACCGGGTAGTGCTTGAGGCCCCGGATGATGACCCAGAGGTTAAAGAGCTGACTGACCAGGGTGGACTTGGCCTCACCCCGTGGGGCGGCGATGGCGTCGTTCTGCGCCTCGTCGCTTGCCACGATTTGGGGCAGGCGGGTGAAGAGGTACTTGTGCAGTTCGCTCTTGGCCGGATTGCGTACATAGTGGGGAAAGTAGGTAGAGACAAAGAAATCATACCCGGTCACCGGGTCTGCCACGGCGGCTTGCCGCTTTGCAGTAGCCACCGGGTCAACGGCAAACCCCAGGCACTCGGCTTCGATGGTCTGGCGGACGCTGGCGATATACTCGGCCAGCTCCTGCTGAAACTCCTTTAGCGATTTTTTACGCTTGGCCATGGTTAACGACCGTCCCCTTGGCAGCGCCGTACAAGGTAGGTGGCCTCAACCGGCCCGCACAGCATCTGCACGGCCAGCCATAGGGCCTCATCCAGCATGGGGTTCTGCTTGTCTTCTTCTGTCAGTGAACCCTGTACAGCGGCAGTGATTTTGGTTGCCAGTGCGGTCGTTTCATTTGCTACGTCGATACGCCTTTGCTTCGTCCTTCGGCTTGCCCTGGATAAGCACCAGGGCGCCTTGGTTGTGGGTGGGTAATGCTAGCTGAATTCGTTTTCCAGCTCCTTGGCGAACCCCTCCAGCACGGTGAGGAAGGCGCCGGCGAGCGCCGGGTGCTTCTCGTTGATAAAGGCGCCCATTCTCCGGACTACCTCCAGCGCGGTGCCCAGTCTGTCCGTTTCCGGCAGCATGCGTTTGCTGCTCGACACCGCCTTGCTGAGGCTGTCGGCTAGGCTTGCCAGGAGCTCGACAGATTGCTTGGGCGACATCTTTTGGTCCTGATTAATCATGTCCATCGTTGACTGGCACTTGACAACCAGGCTCATCAGTACGGTGCGCGTTACTTTCTCCAGCCCATCTCCCGCGATGGTATGAGCCACACGCAGGGCGTCCCAATCATCCCCCTCTTTTGCGGCGGCCCGCTTCCAGCGGCACACGGTGTCATAATGAATGCCGAACTTTTTAGCGATGTTCTCCAGCGAGATCTGATCGAAGATATAACAGCGGCGCACATCATTTTTTGTCTCTTTTGGCCAAGCCATAGTGTTCCCTTTCAACGTCTTGAATGTGTCTGTTCATTGCCAACATGTATGTCGGCGATGCTGCTTTGCCATGCTCAACCGACAACAGCAGTTGGACAGGGTGACGCTGAGCGTATATTGGACTCAACCAGAGCGACAAGCCTGATTGGGCATGTTCGTGGCGAATATCACGCCTCCTTCTGCGCTTCATCCACCTTGCGTTTCACATCCGAAGACCACTCACCGACAGTCACTTCGTTGCCAGTGTCCAATACCAGAGTTGTCCCATGATTGCCGTTGAAATTGACGCCATAGAAGTGCGTGATGCGCTCGCTCAGCACATAGATAGGGTCGGCACTGAAACTGTATGATTTAAAGCTGAGCACAGCCATGGGGTACCTCTCCTGGTGTTAACCCGTCATCCTGCCGGTTCATCGGCATTTGGTGGGGGAACTTGGGCGGCGCGATGCCACCTGACGACATGGAGATATTGTGAAAATTATGCGGGGCAACTAAAGGCTGAGAGGCTTCAGCGGATCGTTTAACAGGGGGGAATAATGGGGAGTGCCGGAATATTACGAAAGACTTTTACCGAAAAGTCCAGTAGAAAAAAGCGCCCTCATGGTGAGGGCGCCGGGTTAATCAAACAAGCCTAACTGCTGTTTGGTGTCGGGTGGGGCAGGCGCGCTTTTGCTTATCAGTGCCCAGCCAGTGCGATCACTGAAACCGAACTCCGGGCAGAGCATCGACATCGCCAGGCGAAGTGACGTGCCCTGTGCTTGCATTGCTGCCACGGCAGCCACGAACCTGGCATTGCGCAGTTTGCGCAGCACATCGCAGCAACGCGGGATATAGAACTGTTCCGCCCCGAGATAGGCAATCAACTTGCCCAGTTCTTCCTCGGTGAGCACCTCGCGCAACTTGGCATGCACGCCGCCGGTGCGCTCCTGGGCATCGCCACTCTTGCCCGATAGCGACACCCCGCCGAACCGGTTGATCAAGGTGGCGGTGGCCGCGTAGCCCAGCACATGGATCAACATCTTGGCCGACTCCGGTAGCAGGGCTTCCAGCTCTGCCAGTTCGCTATTGTTGACGGTGATTTTCATACTTCCCCCGCCGCTTGGCATCGATCACCAGGGCCTGCATCAGCCTGGTCAGTTCGTCCGTGGTCAGCCAGTCCAGCTCCTCACGTTTGAACATGTGGTGGGCCATGCTCTTGGCATACGCCCAGGGGCGACCCGCATCGGCCAGCAGCGCCTCAATCTTGCCGAGGACCCCTTGGCGGGTCTTGGCCACCGACGGGCGGCGGCCATGCTGCTTTTTGGTGGCCTTGGGCTGCCAGCCGAGCTTTTCAAACGCGGCCAACACAGCACCAATCTGGCGCGGGTTGAGGTCCTTTGCGCTCGATACCCCGGCCACTCGGCCGAGCAGGGCGCGGTACTCTTCATCGTCCAGGCCCAACTGCGCCTTGGCGATGTGGATCTTGGCCATCTGGCCATTACGTAATGCGTTGCTCACAAGGCCTCCTGCTGCGCAGTTCGTGGATAAGGGTGCGGCAAAGCTGGTTTGCATCACCTGCGAGATCGTGGCGCTGGTGCGAGGTGGCCTCGGCACTGAACACCTTGAGTTGTTTGGCTACCGCAATTTTCTCTGAGGTGGCAGAGGCAATGGCAGCGGCAGAAAAAATGCGTATCAGCCGGATATTCAAATCAATGTTGGTCATAGCGGTTCTCCGTTAAGACCAGGGCCCTGGTCGGCTGCTCATCAGTACCCGATCACCACATCGGGCAGACCATCCCGCCAGTCGGCGGGGTGGTTTCGCTTATCAGTCTTCGTATCTTTCGATCACCAGGTCGTAGTTATCCGGGTCTTCGCCCTCATCCAGAGTGACCTTGGCTTTCATGGCATAGGCGGCCATCAGTTTGCGCTCAGCGTTATAGAACGGCCCGACGCACTTCTTGTTTTTGAGGTCGCCCCCATCGATCTTCATGGAGTAGATGCAACCTTCTTTATCTATATCCACCTGATATTCGCAGTGGTATTTTTCCATTCCCGTTTCTTTGCCGATGTAGATGTGACGATAGTCATGGGGTGATCCTTCGATGATGAGCGTCATGTATTCGTCCACATGATCCCCCCCGCCGTAACCGATGATGGACTTACGAACAGCATCGATAATCCATGACAACGTAATCTCCTGCGGCATTTCACCCATGATTTCTGTGAGTTCCTTGTCCAACACTTCAGCAAGGCGCTGGTCGTAAAAGTTGGTAGCAGCCATGCGCAGGCGCTTGGCCACGAAATCGTGATAGGGCGGAAAGTCGGCCAGGTCTTCAAGGTGTGGAGTGATGGCCTTGGCCAGGGCTTCTTTGATGGCCTTACCCACATCTCCGTAACTTCTGAGCACATCTTCAGCGCAGCTATCAATGAGCTTGTCGGCGTATTTGCCAATGGCTTGTTCAAGGGCGCCGCTCTGGATCTTCTGCTGAAGAACGGCACCGAACATGGCTTGTACTGTTGCGTTACTCGGATCAATGGTCGGGGTGAACTCGTTTTTATCGGTCATGATTTATCCTTCAATTTGGCTGCTCATCAGTGCCCAACAACCACGCTGGGCAGACCATCCCGAACATCTGCTCGGGGTGGTTTCGCTTCGGGCTATGTCAACAGCAAGGTCAGCCCCACGGCCAAGGCAAGCAGATTGACGACTATCCAGACCCGGCTCATCGCTCCCCCTGCTGCGCCTTCAGCACCTTGTTGGCTTTGTTGATGATGGTTTTCAACATCTTGCGGCGACTTGGCTGGTCGTATTGGAATGCCACCATGGCTTTCAGTACCGCCTCGGCATCGTTAAGTGCCTGCTGCGGGCTCTGGCTGAGGGTGCATTCCAGCGTTGATTTGGCGTCCTGGACGCTGGTAAAGACCAGATCGTTGATGTGCTTCATGACTCCGGCCCCTCCTTCGCTTTGTATTCGATGGTGACCTTGGCAACCTCATGCTGAGCCAGGCGCACGTTAACGAACGACTCGGTCTTGCCGTCATCCACCCATACCATTTCGCCCTTGATGACGCTGAGATAGGCCAGCCTCCCTATATCGCCAAAGAGTTCTTGATTCTTGGCCATCGCGATTTGCTGCTGCACCACAGCGGCATACATGTCCTGAAAAAACGCATCCAGCTTGTCGTTGGGGATCTGGTCGATGATGTCCTTGATGGTGGTAATGCGATAAGTCTTCATAATGTCGGCCCCCCTAACTTGGCTTGTTCCTGACCTGCCACCCCGGCATTGAGCTCCACGTTACGGCCGACGTCATAGCCGTCATACATGGCGTTGTGATCCCGGCGATTACCGCCTGCCTCTCGGGCCGCAGCCTGCTGCAGGTTGGGGTTGTGCTGCGCCATGAACTGCTTGACCAGGGCAGCCTCCTGCTCGCTTGGCACCAGGCGCTGCACCTTGCCACGCACAGCCCGGCACCAGCCTTCACAGAACAAGTCTGCCCGCGTGGTCTTGGTGGTTGGCTTCATCCGCTTGTTCAGGCCTTTGATGTACTCACGGCGCGCTTTACCCAGCTGGCGGCCCAGCACCTCATAGACATAACCCGCAATCTCGGCGCGCTCGGCCGGGCCGATAAACCCCACTTTTACGGCACCGAACAGCTCGCGCCGGTACATCACCTCAACCCCGAAGGCATCACCGACCAGGGAAATCAACCGGTGACTCCACTCTGGCTGGGTACGACTTTGGTTCGCGCACTTGGCCCACTGTTGAGCAATACTGCTCAGCTCGATATCGGTCTCGGTGATGCCGTTCGCTTCCATGTAGGCTTGGACTTTCGCCATGGCATTGGCCGCTTCGTGCTGGTTGCCGCTGGCCGCCAGGGCCAGCAGCTTCTTGATCTTGTCCATCACACGCTTGTTCATGCTGCCACCCGCCAGCTTCTGAACTTTGCTGTCAGGCAGTAATCTGCCCGCAATTGTGCCCACGCGGCGTTGGCGGGCTTCTTGGCCGCCTTGCGAGCCGTGGTCCACATATCGAACGCCAGTGACCACAGCCCCTGCTTCTCCAGCTCAACCGCGCGACTGGCCAGCGCCTGATAACCATTGGGGTTTTCCCCAGTAAACTTGATGTCTTGCAGGCTCATACAGCCTCCTGTTGTGTTGATACCGTGGGCATATTGCGCAGGCAGAAGTCGCGCCTGGCATTGGCGGTGAACCATTCGCTGCTGGTCTTGGCAGCCCGAATAGCCAGCTTCCAGACCTGCGCTCCTTTGAGCCACTCGCCGTTCTCTTCGTGCCGGATGGCGCGCTGACTAAGGGCAGCGAACCCGTGTGGGTTGAAGGGCTTCCTCATAGCGACACCTTCACGTCATCGTCGGTAATGACACGCCAGTACAGCTGGCCGCACCCCAGGCACACGGCCGTGCTGTCATGGGGCTCACCATCACCGATGGCTGCCGTCGTGCTTTCATGACCACAGCACGGGGTTTGATAGGTCAGCAGGGTGCTGCCGGCCTCGCGATGAGCGTCCAGGTACGTCTGGTGAAGTTTGCGGATCTCCTCAAGCTCCATGATGCAGCTCCCCGCTCTCACCCTGAGTCGCACATGGGATCCTTGACACAAACGCCTGCAGCGCTTTGATGACCATGGCCCCATCGCTCATCTCTTCTGCTTCATCCAGCAACCCCCGGTCAGACATGCGCTTGGCAGATCCGCGCATCGCCGCGACCAGTGAGTTGATAGAGCCAAACTCAGCCAGGTGTTCTGTTAACTCCTTGCTGTATTGCTGACAAAGAACCACAGCCGGCGTCTCGCCTTGCTCTTGCGCATTCATTTCCTCCAGGCATTTCTTCAAGTGGTAATAGCCGCCCTGGTTGTTACCCATTTCACTCATGGCGGTATTGATATGACGGCGAGAGATAGAGGCTTGCCGCCCTTTGATGCTGGCGTGGCACATCAGCACAGAGCAGGCGTCATACAGGCGGCTGGCCAGCGGGTCGGTGAAGTCGACCCCGATGGGAAATTGGCCCGCCTCGATGAGGGCAACCAACTGCTCGACATTGACGTTGTTTGCGCTTATTTCCATGGTCATCACTCCTGAAATTTGGCGTGCACGAGCCCCTGGCTGGGACGCCAAATATTTTCAAAAAGGGTGTTTAAATTAGTTCACTACGCGATATGCGATATTCAGGCCGTGGCGATATCCAGGCTAATTTGCCGATATTGATTGGTGTCGCCGACCCGTTCATAAACCCGGATATACATTCGGGACCCTGTTACCTGAACCGCATCGCTCACCGCCTGCATGGCTCGCAGCCAACGTTCATCGGTGAAGTCGTAGCGGCGCAAGGACAGCACTCGACCAGCGCGGATTTCGCCGCTGGTATCCACCCGGAAGGCATCGTTCACGATGACTTTCAGCTCATCCCGTGA